ACAACCATTCCTTCAGCAATCATATATTGAAGTTCTTGAAGGACCATTTGTTCTTTCTCTTTCTTTGTCATATTAGTTTGGCATGTCCCAGCCTTCATCGTAGGCTTCTTTCCAAGCTTTGTAATAATGGTAGCCAGTATAACCGATAATGCCAACAAAGGTAACCAAAGTACCGACAATGTATCCTAAGAAGAAATTAAACATTACTTGTCAGCAGTCCAGAGTTCAAGTTGCTTATAGGAGACCAAACGGTCCATCCATTCAGAATCTGTCATCCAAAAGACATTGGAAGCAATGAGGGAAGGTTTTGGTTTCTTGCGAAAGATGTTCCTCAAACGATACAAACCTTCAATAAAGTCTATAGCCATATCAGCAAACAAACGGTTGATGTATTTCATTATTCTACAATTATGAATGTTTGGTTGAGGAATATCAAGCAAGAAGTTTAAAAAGCTTTACAAAGTCTTCAGCTTCAAGATTATAGAATGAAACACCAGCCAAAGACCAGCTGCGCGTATAGTTTGCAAATAAATGTCTTAGAAAGATTTGATCCTTACTTAGCATCTCGTCGTGATCTTTCCTCGAGACAGTAACGTGGGTTACCGTAAACCTTGAATGATTTTTAGTTGTCATTTGTTCTTTTATTCTGCCTCTATTATACTGGCACAATAAAGGAACTGCAAGCTAAAAGATTAAGCCTGATCAGCGGCTACTGGAGTTTGTTGCTGCAAAGCTTGGCGAGGAACAATCTCAATGGATGAGAAGGTTCTGTCCCCTTGATGAACAACAACAGGCATCAAAGTAATGTCATACTTCTTGCAAATAGTTTCGAGTTCATCTTTAGCTTGTTTGAGTGTTTCGTTATTGAGTTCCATATTATTAAATTTATAGAGATCTGTTTAGATGGCAACTTATTTGCTTAAATAATTCATATATGTCCATTACTAGAGTTACGAATAGAGTACTAGCGAATAATAGTGTTGGTACAGCTCAGTTGTCAGCGGGAGCTGTTCCTACAAAGCTTACAAGTGAGATCGGTGCTTTAGCTTTTAGAAATAAAATTATTAATGGTGATTTTCGTATTGATCAAAGAAATGGATTTGCTATAAATAACTCCCCTACAGATACCATAAAATGGGCAGGGGATAGATGGTTTACTGGTTTTACATTAACAAATACATTTAATACTCAGTGTTTATCAAGTGATGCACCTACCGGTTTTCGAAATAGTGCTCGGGTAACATTAGTTACCCAAAGAACTCCTGTTCCGTTAGATGTTTTTTGTTTTGTACAAAGAGTAGAAACACAAAATTTATATAGTTTAAATTACGGAACTGCTGCGGCTCGACCTGTCACTCTTTCATTTTGGGTTAAATCAAGTATAACAGGGACTTATGGAGCTCGAATTTTGTTTAGTAACGACGCAAACCCATCAGGTTTTACTTACGTTTATACATATACTGTAAACCAGGCAAATGCCTGGGAATTTAAAACAGTTACAATACCTGGAAACACATCTCAAGGTTTTTATACAGCGCCAAATAGTATTGGTTTTGATGTTTTATGGAATTTAGGGACAGGCAGCACCCGTTCAACAGCTTCTACAAATCAGTGGGTCACAGGAGATTTTCATACTGCTAATGGAACTGTTTCTTTTGTTAATCAAACAGCTGGGGCAACCTGGCAAATAGCAGGAGTTCAACTTGAAGAAGGCCCTGTAGCAACCCCTTTCGAACAAAGGCCTATTGGATTAGAGTTATCTTTGTGTCAGAGGTATTATGAAAGCGGAGAACATAACAATTCTGCTTTTGGAAGCTTTGGAGGAGGTGCCAATTACGTTACAAACGAAATTTGGGCTGATTTTAAAGTTTCAAAAAGAGCTGCTCCTTCAGTAACTTTTAGTTACGCTGAAGGATATAATTTAGCTGGAGTTTGGAATCCAGGAGCGGCGGCATCATCTTCTTCAAACGTAACATATTTGTTTGTGTATGGTACGTATATTACAGGCTTTTTGGTTTCTTGGAGACCCTGGGTTGCAAATCAAGATGCAGCTCCGTTTTTTGGTTACCTTGCAAACGCTGAACTTTAATGCATATGAAAACTTATATCGAAACAGAAAAGGGACTTTTTTTTGAAGGAACTTGGATTCCAAAAGATCAAGCAAATTCTGATTATACAAATTTTCTGAAGTTGCTTGATAAAGGAGAAGCCTTAGCAGTTCCTTTTGTGCCGAAAGCTTTAGATTGGGTTGAAATTAAAGCTCAAAGAAACTTTTTGCTTAGTGAGTCTGACTGGACTGTGTTACCTGATGCCACACCTAAACCAAACAAAGAAGCCTGGCTAAACTATCGCCAGGCTCTTCGTGATGTACCTCAGAATTTTTCTACACCTGAGAGTGTTGTCTGGCCTACTAAACCTTAAGTTGTCCAGATTGCTGTCTGACCACGACCAGTTTTTTTCACTAAACCTGTGAGGCAGAGCTCACGAAGCACGTTCTGGGCCTTAAGTGAGCATCCTAGAAGGTCGGTAGCAGTCTTGAGATTGATTTGTCCGTTTTCTTTGACAGAGTTAGTAATAGTCTCAACATACTGAGCCTTCTTTCCACGTTTGTTCGGGACAGCATCGCCCTCAACCACTTCAACCTTCTGGAAGTCGAAGCCCTTCTCCGTCATCATGAAGGCCGTATAACCCGCAACACCGAACCGGTTTTTCGTCACGTCAATCTCGCGAACAGTCGGGTTGTCTTTCGCCTTCGTCATGACAATATTGCAGTCAACAGAGTGCGGAAGCAAAGTCGAACCCTTGTAAGTGCCCGTCTTCGTGAAGTGAAGGATAACACCAGTCACAACCTCGAGCTCTTTCGCTTTCGTGACGATATAGTTCGAAAGATATTCTTCGAGGCGACGACCACGCAGTTTTTTTCGCGAAGTCAAAGCCGGAAGAGAGTCGAGAATGACGATGTCAAACTTATGCTTCTGAACAGCATCAAAGATATCCTCGATGTTGGTTAAGTTGGCAACCGATACCTGAGTGACTCCCAGGCGCTGGCAAGTAAAAGCGAGCTGCTCAACGGATTCCTCAGCGGAGACATACGCGGTTTTTTTGCCCGTCAGCTCGAGTTTTTCGAGCATCTGGATCAAAAGCGTAGTCTTACCCGTGCCAGGGCCAGCAGCGAGCGTGAAGGACATGCCAGGCAAGAAGCCCTGACCGCCAAAGAGAGCATCGAGGTCTTCTTCGCCGGTTTTGAAACGGCGCGAATAAATCTCGGGAATCTTAACTTCGCTTGCGCGAATGAATTGATTGTTGGTCTTAATTACTTTCATTGTTAATATATTAACGGAACCCTTATTGGGACGCAATACCTTTTTCATGCTAAGAACAAAGACTTAAGAATTGAGACTGAGTTATGCGCAAACGTGACGAGAGAAATTCTTAATTATTGATTTAGGCCCGTTAGGAACTAAGTACTTCTTCTGAGAATTGTAGCAGCTATGACTTAAGACTTGAATCTCTGATCCAACCTTTCCTGTTGAAATCATGACTCCCTTCTTACGTTTGCCTACATTAAAATGTCTAGCGCAACCACCGCAGAGCTGAGTATAGGGTATTAATTCTAACCTCTCAGGTTCAATGTTGCAGTAGCAGTTGGAACAAATCATTGCCTCAATTGAATAGGAACCTGAAAAAGTAATCAAGCACAAAATAGTTGTTGCCGGTTCCGGAAGGTGCCTCCATAATAGTGGCATGTTTAAAAAACTGATAGAAAAAAACTACTGGGTTTACTGTGCTGTTGAAGCTTACAAAGCCTTCTGTATCGGGGCTATGACAGCTTATCTTATTCTTTGGGCTTTGGTGTCCCTCGTTCGTCTCTTCTTTTGATGCATTATCAGATTGAGTACTTTAACAAACTGTGGAATGATTGGATTGCCTTTGATCAATTGTTCTATAATACTCAGAAACAGGCACAAAAACGTATAGACGAATATAAAGAGTCTGTACCTGAAATCAAAATCCGTATAATTCAAACAACCATATTAGATGAAAAACCTAAGAGAGCACCTCGAAAAAATCTGGGAACAAAAGTCACCACAGAAAAAGCGTGAACAGATTCATGCCATGATTGACTTCTCGTCAGCAAATCCTAAGACTAAAATCTTATCCCATGCCGAGGTTGATCGGATGCCTGATTACAAACTGGATTACTTTGCTACCAACTATTGGCAATCTGGTGAAGGCAATAAAGTGATCAAATGACAAAACATCCAAAACCGCAAACGCTCTTTGAGCATATTAACTCCCAGCGTCAACTTCATTCTAAACCGCATGTAGGGCTATATTTGTGTGGGTTTTATAAAAAAGATACTGGTGAATTTGACTTCTATAAAACTGGATGCACTGGAAAGAAAAAAGCTAAATTACGGTTTAACGACCCAGACTTCCCTGACGATGCCTACCCTTATAGGTATTGGGATATAAAGATAATCTGTGAGGTGAGACTGCCCCCAGTAAGAGCTCTTGAACTTGAATGGGAGTATCAGCAAAAATATCCAAAAAACTTTTGGTTACCAGACAAATATAAGTTCAAAGGTATCCGGGAAGTTTTTAGAACAAATGAAAAAGGCTTTAGAACAAAAATGCGTAATGAGTTCAAACAACTCAAACTAGATTGGCCTGAGTACAATTAAAATACCAATGCTACCAATATATAGAACAGAGCCGGGACGTACAAATCGAGCTGGGAAGCAAATTCCCATTCAAGAGGTAACCATCCTTTGTTCCAAACTGTATAGGTTGGCTTATCTCCTTTAAGCTTATACTGATGCTGACACTTCTCCCTGGACCAATAAACACAAATGACAGCAAATGCTCCAACCCAGAGGTTCCAAAACAGCAAAGAACCAATGGCAAAAGGAACAAACCCTGTCAAAATGTGGGATAATGAAGACTTAAATCTACTAAAGGGTGGCCAATTCATAAAAATATTTATTGCTTTTACTTTAAAGTTCCACGATAATATGGGTATGATAAAAAAAGCAGCATTGGTTGGGTTAGCGCTAACGTCAGGTTGTGCTACCTATCACCCACAACTTAGTCAAGTTCCCTATTACCAGCCCCCGCAACGAAACGGGGTAGCTGTTGGGCCTTTTAATGTCCAGCCCCAGCAAATGGTTCCCGGGGTAGTAACCGATATAGTGACCAACCCGGTAGGGTATGCTGTCAATCAAACCGGAGGCTATGCTACATCTGTGCTGGGACAAAACATTAGCGATCCCTTTATAACGGCCCAGCGCGCTAATACCTTTATCCTTGGAGCATTTGGTCCTAATAACGTTAGCACCTCCATCAATAAGGGTCTCAAATACTATAGACAAGGTCTAGGCTTCTTGCAAAACCCGCTGCAAACGGCCTTCAATTATACAACACCATGGATAAAATAATTACACTAGCATTTATAGCCTTGATGGGTCTATGCGAGGTATTACAAGCCCAAAGCGTTGGAGTCCGGGTTAGTAATGCAAAGCCTCAGATTGGGGAAACTATCTATCTAGAATATTCCTACCCTACAAGGACAAAAGATATGCCTAAATCAATTTGGTCCTATATGGCAACTATCCGCTTAGTTGACCGGTATAGTTATAGCTACATTTACGAAATTCAAACATTTCGAGGCGGAATGCTTAAAATTCCTTCTTTTGCCGTGCAATCTGAAGGAAGGCAAGTATACTCACCAAATATTGAAATACCTGTAGGTAACATCTCACAAGGCAAATAACATGGCATCCTTAGCAACCAAACCCTATTACAATGTCGAGCGGCAAGCAACCCCGGGCTGTGATACATCCTGGTATCAAACAATGTTAGCACCCTTTAAAACCTTTGAAGAGTGCTTGGAAGATATCAAACGAAACTATCAATACTACCCCCCCGAGCATAGAAACTATCGCATTACCTATGAGGCTTGATACCTTTATAATAGCCCTCCTCTGGTCGTTTATGTTTTGGTGTCTCCTAGGTTATAGCATCTACTATCTAATAAGTAATTAGGTGATTGATAGATTATACGAAGAAGTACTCCTCGAGGAGGGCATTAAGGATTGGATTGTTAATAACAAAGCAATTCTTAAACAGCTAGGGAAAGAATTAACTATGATGTTCATGTACCCAACGTCAGCTATCAGTATGGGCGTTTATGTATCTGACTTCCTAGAAAAGAACTTCCCTAATCTTCCGGAACAAACATTAGCTAAGATAGCTCAATTCATTTCCAACAACCCACAAGTCTTAGACTTCCTTAAGGGTTAACAACCTCTTCAACAGTCCCATCAGCATTAAATTGGAATTGAGGGAGTGTTGCAAGCTTGGCCTGAATCTCCTGAACCAAATCATCCCGTTTGCCCTGAAGTTGGGAAAGCATAAACTGAGTAAGGGCAGCATTAAGCTGAAACAACTCCCCGGCATCAGAACCTAAAAGCCTTAACAATTCTGGTCTTTTAGAAGGATCTCCATGCAACTCATCAAAAGCTCTTACCCAACCCTGATACAACCCATTAAGAACCATCTTAGGGGTATAAGCAATTTGGGCTACCTTCTTCAAAAGCTCTTGCTGCTGAAGGAGTTCCGGGGTTAAAGTAGGCTGAACAAGTAATGACATAAAAATACTTATTGACTTCAACAATAACTTCCATATAATAATCACCATGAACGCAAAGCATCAATTCAAATACACCTATAACGATACTACACTCGAAGAATACTCACCACTTGAAGTAACTTTCGACATGCCCGGAGATGTAACTATCAATCAAATGCTTTGGAACTTTGAATGCTACTTGAAGGCTTGTGGCTTTATCTTTGATGGTAAGCTTGAGATTGTTGATGAAGATTATATTGGCTCAGTAGATGAGGATTGGACTAATAATGATACTTCTTGCTGTAATAATGATGAAGTCGATGAGTGGAATAGAAGGTTAGAAGCTTTGGAAGAAAAGGTCAAAAAAGAAAAATGGGTTCATGGTATCTGCAATCCTCCTTCACCTGATTGGAAAAAGAATAAATGAAAACTAAACAGCACCACAAACCTAAAAAGATCTGGTCCAAATACTATACCCCTAATGGATCTACTATCACCAAAGATCATTATACTCATGAAAATGAACATCCTGAAGATCGAATCTTTAGGGATAGGGAATACATTCAAAGACTTCAAAAGCATATTGATGAAGTATATGACAATCTTAAAAGAGACCTAAGACTTCAAACTGATGTTGATTGGCTCTTTGATTATATCTTTAACGAAGATGATATGAATATGGAGTTCGAAGAGTACTTGGCAAAGTATGATGTTAGGTATGAGGAGCTTGTAAAATGAAAGAAAATGGTCCAGTATATATTCTGATGATGATTTTTGTCCTAATAGCAACATTCATCTTTGGTGGTGCTGTTAGTGGATTTCAATGGCAAAAAGAAGCTGTAAAGGCTGGAGTAGCTGAATGGGTTGCTGATGCAAATGGTGATGCTAAATTTCAGTTTAAGACAAAATGAAACAAGAGCTTAAAAGAATAAAAAATATGATTGACATTCAAAAACAGAATGGCAATTATAACTATGATGAGTACATGTATGGAATGCTTGTAGGTATGGAGTGTGTATATTACTCTTTACAGAACAAAGAAGCAAAGTTTACAAAAAGACCTAAGAAATGGTTGAAGACAAAATGAACAATAAAGATTGGGAACCAATTAAAGTTAAAAAGGCAAGTGCTCTTTTAGAAGAGTATGAAATGAGGTTAGCTGCTGAAAAAGAAAGAGATCAACTCAAAGCTTGGAAAGAAGAAGCAATGGAAGTTATGAATAAGCTTCAATTGCAAGAAATTGCAAAAGAGCTTCAACTACCTTTAGGTTCTGATATCCCTTCACAAATCTTACCAGAAATCAAAAGAATTAAGGCAATATTAGATGAAGCAATCTCATTACTAGCAGCAAAAGGTATGCTTTATAAGTCTGCTTTAGATGAGATTATAAAACTAAAGACAAAATGAGCAAAGAACTATTTGAATCAATTAAAAAGCATCCCAGAGAAGATTTGGAAAAATATTATGTTCAGCTTCTTGTAGACTCTTCAGATACAGATACCTATATCAGAGAAAGAGTTAAAGGTATCTTAACAGACTTTGAAATCAATGGAGACTCTTATGGAGTGCCAACTATTGAAGACATTGTTGATTTGTTGTGTGAAAAGATAGAAGGACATAAAGAAGAGATAGAAAAGGAAAAGAACAATATCAGAAGAAGATATGCAAAATGAATGATATTGATAAAACAAAATGCATTGTGCATGAATGTACTAATCACAAACATGAAGGTCAATTTGTTGGTGAAATATGCAAACCATGTTACATTATGTTGACAACAGGAAAAGAACTTGACTCATTTAACTTCATTGCAAGTTTACGAAATAGTCGAGATAAATGGCGCGAGTGTGCTGAAGAATTAGCAGAACGCTTGAAGCTTCGCAAATTATTTGCCCTATTGCTTGCTGCCGAAGAAGCTGCATTAGATGAATTTGAGTGGTTAAAGGAGGATAACAAATAAAATGATCACAATACCTGTAATTGCTATTATTGCTGCTATATCTTTAGGGTTTCTAGTTCTTTCTGGTTATCTTTTAAGAGAGTCAAACAAAAATTGTACTTTTCCTTATATTCTTACTCTTTTAAGCTTTATATCATTCCTGTCTATTCCTTTTGTCTGGACTTTATATTTTACTGTGCTATACTTTTTGAAATGAAACTCTTTAACAAAATCAAATCCTTTAAAACAAGATTCGAAAAAAATCTTATCTTTCCTCAAAGGTGGCAAAGAATACTTTATACACTTAGTCAAAAATACTATGCTAAAAAGCCTTCAGAATTTAGATTCAATTGGTATAAGAGGAATTATAATAGACTAAATGCTATTGCAAAAAGAAAAGGATATCTATAGCAAAATGAAAACATACACTTTAATCAAAGGAACTAGAGAAGAAATTGCAGAATATCTCAGTTTAAATTATCCCCCTAAAAGTGGAAACCTTGAAGCAGGTAAGAACTATGAAGCTGATGTTCCTGGATTTGCTTTTAAAGAACAACTTGACAACATCAAAGACTTTGGACCTATAAAATACATTGAATGTAAAAATACAGAGCCTCTAGCCCTTAATGTTGATTCTAATATAAAACAACTTACCATTGGCTTTGAAGCCTTATATGTAGTAATTGAATAGAAACAAAATGAGAGCTCTAACATACTTGATCTATATTATTTTCTGGGAATCTCTAGTCCTCGGAGGCTCTATTTACCTTTATGGTTGGCAGGGATGGTCTGGGTGGTGGGTTGTATTAGGTCTCTTTTTGTCAATGTCAGCTTATGGTCCGTGGAGATGGAGAGAACTATTTGAAAAGGATGAAGATAATGGAACCAACAATTGAAATTAGAATTCGAGACTATTGCCCATCAAAGCAAACAGATCTTTGGGCTTGTCATAGAATGACTGAGAGTGAATTTCTGAACTTAAATCAAATAGGGTATGTTGTTGGGAGCATTTACAGAAAACTCAAACATGATATTGAAGCCATGAAGAAGCAAAATGAAAAAAATTTGATTGATGCTCATATAGCTAAAACAAAAATACAAAATAAAGTAATCTTTGAATCCTTAAAACAAAATGACTAAAGAACAATTAGAACTATTACTCAAGTATATTGACATGAGAGATGATCATTATAATCATGTTACTAAAACGCCAAAAGGATATAGTTTAGGTTACTCTGATGAAGAAGCAGACATTAGACAAGACTTGAGAAGGACTTTAGAGAATGAAGAGAATAAGTAATAATATGAACAAAGACACTAAACTCTTAGCTGAAGCTTATGCTAAAATCCATAGCAAAAAAGCTAAAAAGAAATCTACAACTAAGACAGAAAAAGAGATGCATAAAGATCTACAAGCTGGTAAAATCACCATAGATGATTATGAGAACTGGCTTCAAAAGAGCAAAGATTGGGAAAGTGTAGATTAAAGCTTGATTTGTCCTAAAAGTTCCGATATACTTGGAACAATGACTAAAGAACAATTAGAACTATTACTCAAGTACATTGACTCTAGAGTTCAAAGAGCTGCTGATCTTCCTGAAGGTATCAATTATGGCTACTCTGATGAAGAAGCAAAAATTAGACAAGACTTGAGAAGGACATTAGAAGATCAATGGCATGAAATCTAATATCTCCTTTGAAAGAGTTGATGATTGCTTTATGGATAGACCTTGGATGGCTATGGCTTATTATGATTATCCTAGAGGTCAAAGAGTGATGGTTATGTTTCCTTTTCATTATGCTGTAAGATTTGGCTGGTGGTTAAATTATCTTTGGAACAGATATAGACACAAGGAATCTTGGATTGACAAATTAGCTAAAGAGAGATATAATAGGTGGAAAGAAAGAAATGAAATCTAAAAAACCAAAATGTGATTGTGCTGATGTTATAGGTCGCAATCAAGTATGTGATATTTGTCAAGGTGTAGAGGAAAGCTTTGTTGATGGCTCTTCAATACCTGACCAGCATTTAAAGAAAGAACACTTAGCAAAAGAGTATCATCATGAAGGGTATCTAAAATTAACAGAATATCCTCCCATCTCTTGGGAACTTTATCCTTTTTGTAATGACAAATATGTTACTATAACATTACCCAAAGCTCCTAACATCTTTTATAGATGGATGATGACTTTGTTTTTTGGGTTTAGATGGAAGAGAGTAAAATGAAATCTGATAATACCTTTGTAAAGATTAAAGACACCATCTATAAAGTCCGCCCTAGAGAAATCCTTGTAGACAACAAATGGATCAGCACAACTGAATTCATTGATTACTTGTCACAGAATAGCAAATGGGAAGAGCTTTCGGAACTAGCACAATTAGGAGCGCAAAAATTAAATAACTCTTAAAAAAATAACTCATTTAGAATAAGTAATTATGACTATCATAGTACATGATTACTTTAAAGATCAAATACAAAGCTTCTGAAGAATTCTATTCTTATCTTAAAGAGTTAAGAAGAAGTCAATCCTGTTCAATTAGAACAGCTTTTAACCTTTTTCAAAAAGGGGAAAAAGAGAACTATATAAGACAAAAACTCAGAGAGCTAAACAATATTCAACTTTTAGATTCTTGGTGGCAAGCATCAGCATTAGCTCAAGCTAAGACTATGTATTCTTCCAAAAAGAATCAAAAGGTGATATTCGGAGGTAAATACAATCTCAAAAGATATCTGAAAAAGTTGATCTCAAAGGAAGAGTTCAAACAAAATAGACTAGCAAAACTTATCAGTTTTGGAGAAGCAAATGTGCTAGGTAATAGAAAATTTAGACTAGATACTCTTAATAATACTTTACTCTTTACAGATAAAAGAGGTAAAATCCAACACAAATTAGAGTTTCAAGCTCAAACAAGAGATAGGCTTGAACAACTATTACATATAGAAGAAAAGACAAAAAATGAGCAATTACCTCTTTCTGTTCGGGTTGATGAAAAATTTATCTATTTGATGTTTGAACCTAAAGTCAAAGAACAAACATATATTCCAAAAAAGAATAGATTGCTTGCAATTGATTCAAACCCTAATTCAATTGGGTGGTCTGTTTGTGATATTGTTAATGAACAGCCCCAAGTAATTGATTCAGGTATCTTAGATCTTTCTGAACTTAATAAAAAGATAAAGAACAAAAAGCACTTTGAAACTTTTGAAATTTGCAAATTCCTAACAAATAAGGCAATTCATCATAAATGCTTTGCTATAGTTGTTGAAGAGTTATCTATTAAAACAGCAAATTTTAATAAAGGTAAAGTTTATAATAAAACAGTAAACAATAACTGGATAAGAACCAAACTCTTATTAAACCTGCAAAAAAGATGCTTTATTAACAACATTCAATTTATAGAAGTAAATCCTGCATATACTTCAATTATAGGAGGAACAATTCATAGAGATTATCCTGATCCTATTGCACCCACTCTCGAAATGTGCCGAAGGGCATACTTCAGATACCAAAAAAATAAATTCTATCCCAACATTCCAGGTGTTGACACTCTAAATGAGCTATGGAAGCAAACATTAAAGAAGAGCTTTGGAAGTTGGAAAGAGGTTTCTTCTTGGTTAAAGAACTCTAAATATAGATATAGAGTTCCTTTAGAATCATTTGAATCTAAAGTCTTTAGATTTATATCCTTGAGTTCCGCTGTCAAAAGTGTATACTTAAGTGTATGAGTTATCTGCAATACAGAATTAAAGAAGTAAAACCTAATATCTTTGCTGTTATAGTAAAAGACAAATATGATAGGGCTATGCTGTTCTGTAGAGCTCAGGAGTACTATGAATCTCCTAACCCTAAGTTCCGTAATAAGACCTTCTCAATCTGGGACTACATGAAGTGGTATAATGACCAATACAAGAAAGGTTTCAGTTATGGAGCTGATTGGTCTGGGTTTAATATTCCTTTAAAAGTTATCACCCAATGCTATAACAAACTCGGCAAATTTGAATCACCTTATGACAAGGTGATGTATGATATTGTGGTAGAGATTAATAAGCAATGCAACTTCAAAGAAGGGTATGTCATTGCTAGTGGTGATATAGAAGGAGATACCTTTAAGCATGAAGTATGTCATGGACTTTACTACACAGATAAAGACTACAAAAAGAGAATGGATACTATTACTAAATCTCTTCCTCAGGAACATTATAACATCTTCAAAAAGAATCTATTAGAAATGGGCTATACTACAAAAGTAGTTGATGATGAGATCCAAGCCTACCTTCAATATGGCTATGAACATCAAGCATTTGGAAAAGGTGTTGCTCTAAAGATAAAAAGAAAGTACAATAAGCTCTATACAAATGAGTAGAAAATGATGAAAGAGAAAATTCCACAATCATTTGAAAATGCTATGAAGGACATAGAAGAAGGTAAAACTGTTCCTTTAGATAAAGCTCTCAATGAAGAGCCTTCTGAAGCTGTTGATAAAATTTGTCAGCAGATTGAAAAGATCTATAGAGAGAATGAATATTTGAAGTTAAAATGTCATGTCTTGGAAACAGCCAATGATGAGTTAGATTTAGAAGTTAAGAGACTAAAAGGTAATAAATCCTGAGTTAAGCAAAGAAAAAGGTAATGAAGTCTGAATTAACAATGCAGCCTATAGAAATAAAAGATATCAAAAAAGGTGATATCTTCTACGAGAGAGGTACTTGGGATTGGTACAAGATGACAGCACTAGAAGATGCTTATTGTAGTGGAGATGTAGAAATAAACAAAAAGACTTATAAGCAGTACTCTGTTAAGGTTGAAACTGAGTTTGCAGATAGCTTTAATGTTTTAGTTACTGAAGGCTTAGAGCATTATTGTGCAAAATATTATAAATGATATGGGAATGATTGACGAGCAATATAAAAATACTCTACAGGTCTGCATTGAACATAAACAAGAACTCTTTGATGAACTTTTAGAGTGTAAAGATAAAGTTAGAATGCTGGAAAAGCTTATTGAGCTCAATATGAAAGACTTGTGGGATATAGCCGATCAGAGAGATTGGTACTATGAGGAGTATCGGAAGTTAAAAGATAAAGCTTGCTAGTTCCTGAAGTTCCTGTATAATCTAGACATAATTAAATTTAGTTCTTTGATAGTTTAACAAACCAAAATTCTGCAGACATCCGGGCCACCGCATCATAGTCATGCACCGGCATTAAATGAGGATGTTCTGTAAGACATAGATAGAGTAGAAAGCTTAATAGCCTCTATCTATATTAGGAAGTTCCCGGAGAGGGTTGAGTCGGTATCCGGGCTAAGCAGGGGTGACTTGTCCTGGCTTCCCTTAACGGTAACCCCGTTATGTAACATGAAGGTATGCGATACTCTACCTCCTAGCTGGAAAAATCCGGATAGGTTCCACTGTGAATAAGACTAAAAACGAATCAAAAACATAGAGCGAAATGGTTCTGGGTAAGACTAAAACCATGATCCGATAGTGATTGAAAAACCCATGTAACACAATGGTTAGGTGTTCTGAAGCTGACATTATATATGTACCTCACTAGATGAGCATATCAGTCAGTGGATGCCGACAGAGGCGCAACTCTGATAGACGGTCCAAATTTGCGATAAAAACACCCAATTTTCCAAAAAAACATATAGGATTTTAAAGAATTTTATATGAAATCTCAGAAAAAGTGTGTAAAATTTAAAGAATTTAAATCTGAGATAAGAGAGAAGTACCTAGAACATAGTAGATAGATAGAACTATAAGAGAACTATCTAGAACATAGAAGTATTATATAGAAATATGGTTCTCATAAAGCTTATATAGAGGTTCTAAGAAGGTTTTGGAAGTGAAAGGATTTGAAATAGAAGTCTCAATAAAAATGCCCTTACTCAGACAAGTCCAGGCAAATATATAAGTCAATCCAGGCATCTATCTAAGCATTTCCCAAACTCTATCTAGGTCTACTATAAATCTTACCAAGCACTATAGAGGCTTTATCTCTTTATGTGACTATACTACTTTAGAACCTCTATCTATATAAGTATCTCTATAAGGTTTTAGATGTTTATATGCTTTTAAGCTAACCAGGTCTGGGTACCCAGGTTTGGCCTTTACCAAAAACATCACATTTTTTTCTATGAATGATAGTTATCTTATTGAAACTCTGAATAATCTTAGTCAGGTTATCAAGAATCTATCTGAGAGACTATCTCATTTAGAAGCTGAGGTAATTGAACTACGGAAAAACAACCAGGTTTTTTCTCCTCAGCCTTCTATACAAGATACCCAGGCCTACTCACATCTCAAATCTCTAGGAATTAACTTGTAAAATCCACCGGTTTTTTCTCCCGGTTTTTTTCTCCGGTATACAGTCCTATCCTATACTCTAGTCTTATATTCAACTAGAGACACGAGTCTTATATCTAGGCCTCTGGGCGAAGATATATAAAAGTTCACGGAACTCTCCGGGAACTTCAAGCTCTTTTTTCCTTTAGAGTTAAGACTTAAGTCTTCTACTAGAGTAGGGGCAGCTAACTAACCTTCGGATGGCTGGTGCTGCTCCTGTTCGCCCTGATTTCTGGTCGAGGCTCACCCTTTCTTAAGCTTCTAATATTATCGGGGAACCCTTAAATAATAGCAATGAAAATGTATAAGGTTTTCATTGAGGGTTGGAGAGAGCATCTTGTAGGTAAGGTGGAGATGGAATACTTGGTTCTTGTGTTTGGAGATAAAGCTAAAGTAACGGAAATTCAGTTGCCGGAGAATAAGGGTTCCGATATAATAGGTGTTGATGAATAAGAAAACATTCGACAAAAAAGTCCTAACGCAAAAGTACTTCGGCTTCCTTGACGGAGCAAACGACAAACCTATTGTTACTACGGATATCAAAGTAATTCTCGCGCAGCTCGGATATAATTCCAACGAAGAAGCTTTGGAAGATATTAGTTATTGGTGCTATAGCTCTAAGTCTAAGACCTTCAACGCTGATATCGACGGCCCTACCTTTACTGCTGGAAGTACTAAGGCTGAAGTCTTGAAACAGATCAAAAAGTCCTTGAAGGGCATTTAAGGTTCCGATACTATGGGTGGTGATGAAGATCGACGGAAAGATATCAGGAGCGGTCCACCGCTATGTTGAATTGGAGGTAGGTCCATCCTACACCAATCCTAAAGAAGAGGTCATTGAGCTGCGCTTTCGTAGCTCGGTGGATTCTTACTCCACCAACTGCATTGTTATCTCGAAAGAGGTTGCAAAGCTTTTACAGAAAGCGCTTGATCAGTAATAAAGGTTCCGATATCCTTATCTGTGATGAAAATAGCTTCTATCAAAACTAATCGGATTCAAGGGCGCCGTCAGACGGGTCATGCCTACTTCTTTCTGAAGAATGAATCTGTAATTGAAAACCTTTACAACCGACGCTCTCGTCCTACGAAAGAGTTCCGTAAGCTTTTGAAGGAAGCTCTGTTTGGTCAGCTGGAGTGCAAGCCTCATCAGATCGGAAAGATTACTTGGTCGCAGTATACCGGGTGTAAATGTGGTTGTAGCCCCGGATTTAGGATTGAAGGCTTTTACGGGCGTGACATCTTTATCGATGTTGAGTGAGAAACTTCCAGATAAATCCGTGACATGTCTTACGACCGCGATAACCATAGAGAGCATCACTAATACCTTTAATGCCTAGCTCTCTTTGAGCTGCAGCTTGACTAGACCATTCACGTATTAGGGCACCCTCTTTGGTGTATTGACCTATAGGCTTACAAAGACAGTCATCATGATACTTGTCATAGAATGTAGGCTCTTCGTCAACATAGCACCAAACATATCCAAAATTAGATCGCTGGCGACGCTTTAAACAATCATAGACTCTCCAGCCTAGTTCTTTTTGAATATCAGCAGCACAATCCCATCTTTTAATCAAATTGCCTTGAAGATCAAACTGATTAACAGCTCGAGACATTTTACTTCTGACACCTCTCCAACCACCATGAGCATTAGGAGAGATGTTGTAACCAATAGAATCATCGCAAGGGTTAAGCTTCTCAAGCCAATACTGTTCTCTTTCAAGTAACAGCTTATCTGAGATATCTGAAAACTCTTCAACAATCTCAAATATAAAATTGTTAGCTCCGTATTTGTTCCAAGCGTTTTGAAGTCTAGGTGAATGATGCTTTCCAAGTCTTAAGTCTCGTTTGTGCTCAAACTTCCTATGTGTCATATTCTTTGAGGAACCAAGATAGAATTTGTTATCAGTCTTGTTTCTTATTTTGTAAATGCATTTCACATTATTATTTATTGCGGAAGCTCCCCTGGTTCAAATAAAAAGCTTGAGAGCTATTTAAAGTTCCGCTAATATTATCAGTGATGAATAAGAACATTCGAATCCCGCTGGCGTATAAATTGTTTGAAACGATGATCGAGAACAGTTCCGATCGCGATCTCAACGAGCTCTACGAAACGCTTCTTGAATACAAGACTCAATACTTCCGAACCTATCAGGGTTTGCGTAGGGTTCCTTTCATTCGCGATCTGTTTGATATCATCTCTGATCAATACGCTTATCGCAATGAGCAGATAAAAGAGCTTGCTTAATCTTTAAGGTTCCGCTATCATTAGTACAATGAAGATCAAAGTCACTGCTTCTGGCTACTACAACTCAACCAATAACCGAGTCTGCCTTCTCAAAGAAGATGAAATTCTGAATTCAACTTCTTACGACAAATCCTTTGACGGTTGGATATGTGAAGCAGCTACCGGTCAGACCGTTTGGATTGAGAAAGAGAACGGAATAGTTGTTGCCTGACAATAACAGTTCCGATATCATTAGAACAATGAAATACGTAATCAAAGCCGAAGAGGCTCTCCTCAAACAAACCGGCCGTCTTAGTTCTCACCCGCACATTTTTTGCATAGTGTGTGAAGGTAAGACTACAGCCTTCGGTTCTAATCTTCAGAATAAGGTCTCAAAAGCAGGAGGCCTTGAGGAGCTCTTGTCGACTTTCAAATGTCGGTCATGTCGCAATGCGGGTAAAACCCCTCGTCTCCCTAAAGCTCCCAAGCGCAAAAAGGGTTTATCCAAGGAGTCTAAAGCGGCTGCCCTCATCAAAGACCTACCTAAGATGCAGTTCTCAGAACGTAAGCCTATTGTCTTAGTTGACAACCCAGAGTTTGCGGGAGAAGTAACAGCTCATTCTTGTGTTCGGCCAGACGTGTTTCTTGATTCAAATCGGTCATGTGACTTTTGCGCTCTGTATCAGGTCTGCAAAGCACCGAACCGGAGACTTAGTTCTCAGGGTTGGCAAATGGGAGTTGCAGCCTAATAAGGGTTCCGATATACTTGTCTTTGATGAATAAAGTAGAAAGCATTAAGGCATACATCCAACGGCTCTTCTCTGACGAGCTTCAATACGACGAAACCCCAACTGGAGCGAAGGAGCGTTATCTTCTTCAGAAGTGGCTCTTGGAGTGGGCTTCTGACTATACCGTCCCTCAGACAACGAATAACGTTGCCGATCAATAAGGGTTCCGATATACTTCTTGTATGATAAAAACACCGAAAGCTAAAGAGTACGGCAAGCGCCTGCAGGTTATCTCCCACATGTACCTCAACAAGAACGCTAAGCTGTTCCGGGGTACTCAGTGGGAGGAGCAGGATGTCAAGATGATCTTCGACGATGCACGCAATCTCTACCTCATTGGTTTGTATATGATTGAGGGGGACTTCGATGCAGCGATGGGGCTTGCCTCTGAGCTGGACACTCTCGTTCGCGATGAGATTCCGAAGTCGGTTTGGAACTACCTCGAGAAATTTACCATTGACCAGGAATAAAAGTTCCGCTAATATTATCTGTGATGAATAAAGAAATAACAACTCATGAGCTGGCCGACGCTCTGCTTGAGCTCGGGAAGAAGAAGCACGGAAACGATATGAAATATGCCTTCGCATACGGATCGTTGCAGGGCTTGTTCGAGGCTGCTCGTTGGGGCTTCACTCCTATCCAAAAGATTGTCAACGACAAGTACGCTGAAGTTCAGAAAGATCTTGCAGCTCAATAAGGGTTCCTATAATATTATCTCTGATGAATAAGAACAACCAATACCTCAAAGACACGCTAGCGTTCATTCGCTACATCCACAACGACCCGAAGATGTCCGTAGAGCGGAAGTACTCGGCGATCGTTTCGACGCTGGGCCACGACATCAATGGCATCCTCAACGAAGAGCGCTGCTTCTCGCCTCGCGTCACCGGCTACTCCAACATCGACGGTATCTAAGATGAAACAGAAGACACACGACCTTGTCAAGCTGGCTGAGAAGCGCTCGCTTGTCCCAGAGCAACCCCACCCTTACGTCGCTGGCTTCTTGACAGCGTTCTTGGGTCACCTTGAGCGCGAAGTGCCTGGAGTGCACGATGCGATCTTGAAAGAGGTTACTCGCTTGGAAAGGCAGGCGTTTTAATGGACAATGTAATCGCATTTGAACCTGAGAGCGCTGAGGATATGGTCACTGTGAGCTCAGAGCTCATCGAACAGGCTGAGTTGGCTATGAAGCTAGAGGCTTGTCTTGCTGATGTCAAAGCAATACTTTTCTCTCCCTTTCTGAAAATGGATATGAAGATCACTAACTGCAAATTGGCGATTGAAAAAGCTGGTTTCTAATTAAAGTTCCGTTATACTTCTAAGTGATGAATATGACATACACACAGTTTCGAAACACCCTGCAGGACCTCCGCCAATGCCGCAATACCCTTCGCGAGGCTCGTTCTTGGGAGGAGCTCACCGAGGAGATGTCTCAGGACGAGAAAGAAGCTCTCCAGGATATGCCTAAAGTACTCGCAGAGATGCTTGGCTATTTCGACAATCTTTGATAAATTTATTCATCAGCCGCCCTGAGAAATGGGACAATATCGGGCCTTTCCCGAGGCGGTTCTTGTTCTTTTACATTTTAAAAAATGCCCGGGTGGTGGAACTGGCGAGACACATCGGATTTAAGACCCGATACATTAGAAACATTGTGGGTTCAAATCCCACCCCGGGTACCTTCTCAGAGGGTCTGGGAACACAGTATCCCCATACAAAGAGAGAGGATACATAGAGCACTCAGAGTAATCCGGTTAGCACTAGCAATGATTCTTCAGTCCTTCTTCAAAGACAACTTCCCTGGTACCTATATCAAAGTATTTGAATCATTCCCCATTCGGTACGGTCTTGTAACAACGTCAGGTAATGAGAGGGTTGATTAACAAGAGCTGCTTTCTTTATTGTCCTTTGACAGCATGTCTGTATGATACAGTCCAGCGCAGTCTATCTTGTCGGACTTTGAGGCCCGATCTATCACTTTTATTTATTCTCCTCGTTGGCTTTTTTGCAGGTTTGAATAAATATTTGCGCTCTCGTAGTAGGATTCTGTAACAAAGTCTATCTTCGTTCCGATCTATCAACCTACTACGAGAGCATCTTCTTTTTAAAAGCCAAGACTTAAGTCTTACGAGAGCAGTATGAAAGTGCAAATAGGTCAAAGGACCCTTTAACTATTCATCAGAAAATACTGCTTGAGGTGTCTTTACAGTTCCAGTACAATTGTCTTTGATGAATAAGAACTACAAACTGCTGGTTATTGACAGAAGGAATATCAAGTATACTGAATGCTACATCCTACCTGCTTCTTTCATGAAGAGGTATGTGAAGAAGCAGCTCAAGAATGCTGTAAAGGTTGAGGGTGGGTATATGGGGTATGATGATGAGGAGTTTTCCTACTTGTGGCAGACTACTGATCAGAAGGTCAATAAGAACTCAAAATTGTTTATTGAGGATGTGGAGAACTACTGGCTTGATGACTAAAAGAGAAGTCTCAGAACAGATTCAAGAAGACATTATTGCTTACTGCGATGGGATGCCTTCAGAAGTGGTTGATAGTATTTGTCAGATTGTAGTAGACAACTTCAAAAAGCTTGACAGTTAGCAGGGTTCTTTTATAATTAAAACAGCATTAGGGCAGAAGTTAAAAAGTCCTAAATTCCAATTGGAACAGGTTCTTTCATCCTAATGCTAAAATTTGGATGGGCCATTGTTGGGTAAATAAGAATTCACCCATCCGATCTTAAAATATCTCCGAGGTAATTGCCAGAAGGAGGGTCTGGCGCCCAAGCGGAGAGAATAAAACCTCCAAGATTTTCGCTGCGGTCATTGAGGGGCATCCTGGGAATCTCGGGGTGAAGCGACCTGAGCCGTAGCCACATTTAAAGAATATCCATAGCTTCTATAGAACCGATGTGCGCTCGGATGCTGCTTGGAGAATAAAGCGCACAAATTTTCTTTGACATTTTGAGACGCTAGAAGCAATTCTAGGCCGAGTTGCCCGAATGGGTGAAGGTGCAGTGCTTCGGGTAGCTGGTTACGGTGCTAAGCATATAGCTTAGAGTGCCACAGCACACGGCCTTCCGTCTCAAGACTTTGGAATGAGTTTCCGGTGATCTCAACAGTCCTATATGCGAAAGGTGGCGCGGTGGATTGTTTAAAAACCGGGTTTCTGGCAGCGAGATCAAGCGAGACGCTGTTTTTCTAGCGCTAGAATGTCTCGATCTAGCTCTCAAACAAAACGTGGGAAGAATAAAATAAGTTGCCTTGTCTTTAAGGTTCCGCTATACTTTGTACAATGAATAAGTTCACCAAAGACAACCTCAAGAAGGAAGGGCAGTACTTGCTCTTCGGACCCGATCGCAAGTTTGTGGCTCGCTTTAAGTATCGCGGGCCGTTCACGATGGCCAAGTTCCGTAAAGAGCTCATGGCCAATCATACACCTGAAGAGTACTTTGCTCAGTACAACACCGGTAAGGCTCCTCTCGAGATCCTTAAAGAGAAGAACCCTGTCTGGTACTATGTTAATTCAGACACCCTCGAGGCTAAGAACCGTTTCTAATATGAACATCGTACGTATCTTCTCCCAGGACCTGGACAACATCGATAGAGCTGGAGGCCAGTTCGCCTTCACTTCGGATTGGAATCTGCCTAGGAAGCACACCTTCACCTACTTCACCGATAAGGATGGTGAAGAGGCGGCACAAGAATGCTATCACATCACCAACGCCCCGGAAGCGATCCTGAATGAGTTCGAGAAGCATATCGCCGAACAATTCAGAGCTGCAAAGACAATGTCGCTTTCGGTAGGCGATGTGGTTCGGGTAGGCGATAGGGTTGAGTATCTCTGCGCCTCAGAAGGATGGCTCTCTCGAAGATTTGCTTGACAGTTCATTAAGGTTCCGATATCATTAGAACAATGAATAACAACCGCCCTCTAACGCTTCAGACTGACGAAGCTATTACTAAGTTCTACAACTGCGGTGAGAAGATGTACAATGCTCTGCAAGTGCTCTTAAAGTCAGAAGGTCTTAAATGTCTCTTAGAAGTCAATGATCAGATGGCTTATCGGCAGTGTAAAGAAGCTGTTGACCTTTACGAGAGTCACCTCTATCATCTCTAGTATGGAAACAACAATCAAACTCATCCTCTTAGCACTGCTCGTTGTAGCTCTTGTCATTGTATCGCCTATCTTTACCATTTGGGCTCTCAATACTGTATTCCCTTCTCTATCTATCCCTCTCAACTTCTGGACCTGGCTATCGATTGTTTGGCTTCATACAATCCTGCTAGGTGCTTCTTACAAAAGAGACTAAGATGAACGACGACACCATCAACAACCCTAATCAGCTCGAGCAACACGCCAAGTTCTTAGAAGAGATTCGGACCGCAGAACCGAAACAATCATGTGATATGGTTCGGGCTTGGATGAAGCTTAACATTGAGGCTTCGATGACACCGGTCTGGAACAACTAAATGATCTACAAAGCCGCCAACGCTGCTGCTAGCATCAATGAGGTCTATGCCATCTTGGAAGAGCTCAAGAAGGAGATAGACTACGATATGATTAATTGGGCTATTGATCACTACGATGGGGATGATGACACTGCCTCTAAGATAGCTGAAACGATTTTATACTTCCCTGATAAGCTCCGCGACCATGCTCTGGACTTTCGGACTTGACGTTCCTTTAAATAGCTGATATACTTGTAAACAATATGCAAGAGATCGTAATCAATGACTGTTACGGAGGCTTCTCTCTATCTCAGAAGGCCTGTGATCGTTATAAGGAGCTGTCTGGCAATGAGGTTGAGCCTTATGGTGCTAGAGAACTCGAACGTAATGATCCTTTCTTAGTCCAGGTTGTAAAAGAACTTGGGCCGGAAGCCGATGGATCTTTTGCCTCATTGAAGATCGTGGAAGTACCCGACGACGTTAAGTGGGGTATTGAAGAGTACGATGGCGCTGAATGGGTAGCTGAGATCCACAGGACTTGGCGATGATCTTTTCTGTTATTAACTTGCGGATACATCTCCGTTAAAACTAACAGCTCTTCCAGCACAAATCAGTAAATGGGTGTTGGATGCGATGTCGGTGCCGCCAGAAGGCACGAACAACAACGACGAGATGTTCTGGCCATCTCGTCTTCTTTTCTTGACCTCTAATAAAGGTTCCCATATACTAGATGTATGCTTAAGAAATACTATCCCTTTGTTGTTGAATCGTTTGTAGAGCTCGGACTGGAAGAGTGTAAGAGAGAGCTGAATAGACTTAAGAAAGAGCTCTCAAAGTTTCGAGGTTTTAATTCTGTCCGTCAGTCCATGCTCATCGGCTGTTGTAAGGAGGCTATTAAAGATTTGGAAACGAATAAATAAAAGACAATGAAATTTGACGATCTCTTTAATAAGCTCATGACCGAGAACAGAACCGGTGCAGAAGGCCACGAGGCAAAGATTGATAAGATCTCCCGGCTCCATAAACTTGGACAAACAATGTCTGATGCAGACGCCGCTTATGTGGTTATTCATGATACTTTAAAAGGCTCTGAATTTGCTAAACCAGAAGACTACATCGCTTTGGCCAAAGAGCTCAAAGATGGCGGTATGTCTAATGATGAATATTCATTAGAAACTCTTCAACAGGCTCTAGAGTACGCCAAGTACGATGGTTGGTCCTTTGATGTCTCACACCTTATGGAGCTCTTGGGCGGTAATGAAGATGCCGAGAAAGACTCATACGAAAGAGACGATGAGTATGAACATCGTGGATGGCCTGGTGATGGATCTGGTATGGATGACTTTGCCGACTACAACCAGATGGAAGGCAATGACTACTAAAGATCAAAAGCTCATAGCTGAAGCTTACGAGAACATTAAGTTTACTCAAAGGAAGAAGCCCTTCCTAGATAAACCCGGCCGTCTTAACCCTACCGTAGACTTAGAAGAGATCGCTAGCTTCTTAAACAAACATGAAGTCTGGTCGGGTTCACCTGCTAAAGGCGCCGGGGGCTGGTACGTCAATGATAACGAGGTTGTTAATGATGATGCTGAAGGCGGGTATTCAGGTATCTCAGTTCGTATTGTACCTGAGAAGAGAGGTTTAATAATGCTAGAGAAACAACCAACGGGTACAGATTCTAAGACATTGTTCTATTGGCCAGTTAAGGCATCGTCAATTGAGACAATCATGCAAAGAAAGACATCTCGTTTATGAACAAAGATCAAAAACTTTTGGCCGAAACCTATATCGAGCTTGCTTCTAAACCCGAGCCTGATTCCCATTTAATGAGAGTTTACCAAGCTGTTAAAGACGGTGAATGGTCTTTTGAGGACTTTAAAGACTTTGTATCTGTTGTTCGTAACGAGGCTAAAATTAGAGGCTAGTGGTCTAGATGCTTAAGGGTTACTTTGCCCTTATTGTCTATAGTACAATACGTGACAGGTAGGTCACATTGTGAACCTAAATTAACACACTCAATACCATTAACATTAGTGTGTTCAGGCATATGGGTATGGCCAAATACACAGACCTGACAATTAAGATCTTTGGTATGATGGGCTACTCTTTCCATGACTTTATCGGCAGATGATCTCCAGGTCTTGATTTTCTTTTTAATCTTTCGGGTAAACTTCTGCTTCTTATCTAGCTTTTGTAGAAAGTAATAAAGCCCGGAAGCAATCTCAGTGAGCAAGGGCCGGAGCTGGATGATATAATCCCATCTATCCCCGTGCACAAAGTAAAACTTCCTACCTCCAATAACCTCGATATGTTCGAGCTTAAAGTCAAAGCCTAAGAGAGCAGATATTGTATCCAGTCCTCTATCATGATTACCTTTAATAAAGATACATTCTTTCTTTTTGGATATCTTTCTTAGAGCTGATAACACCTTCCATTGCTTCTTACAAAGTCTATGAATATTGTACGAGTCTAAGATATCCCCGCAGATTATAATCTTATCGTATTCCCGTTCTTCTAGAAGCTTAAGTGTTAGTTCGGCTTGACAGATCGGTGAGCCTAAATGAATATCAGATAAACAAAGAATCATTTCTAGTATTTATAAATATATCTTGACCTGTTCCAAAGGTTCCTCTACTATAAGGGGTATGATGAGTACTGACAATGTTTACGGCACGTTCTGTGCAGAACCTTCGGCCGAAGAGGCTTGGGAAGAGAATGTTCTTATTGAGCCTCCTTATGATCAGGAATACGAATATTTAGAACTAGACGGTTACGAGCGTTAATATGCTTTTACTTTTAGCAATCTTTATCATACTCTGTTACTACGAAAAATACGGCTCACTCTAATATGCTTATCACAAACAAATCAAATGTATCTGGTAAGGTTCGGACTATGGATCTTAATGTTACTGAAGAACAATTAAACCGCTACAATTCGGGCCGATTTACTATTCAGGACTGTTTTCCTAATCTTTCGGCCGATGAACGGGAGTTTATCAAGACCGGTATCACCCCGGAAGAATGGGAAGAGGTATTTGGATTATGAAATGGCTTAGACCTATAACATGGATGGGCATCCTGCTCTGGTGTATTGTATTTTGGATAGTTATTGTTAATTTGTTTATTAACAATTGACTTAGTCAAAGTTCCTAATATACTATAGAAGATATGAAAAAACTAATCTTATTGCCCTTAGTGCTGGTAACAGGGTGTACCACTATTGGTCAGCAAATTACTAATAAAGATGGCATCGTACAAGTCCATCAGCAGCAATCTCCGGTTACTGTTTCGACTAATGCCGTAACTAAGCCGGTAGTTAAAACTAAGTCTACTAACAATGTTGTTGTAGCACAAGTAAAGCCTCAGGAAGAAACTTTAGTTGAAGTTACTGAGACTTTAATTAACAGACAGTACATCTTAAACTAAGAAAGGAATGTAGAAATATGTTTCGGTTTTATTTTTTCTTTCTAGACTGAAGCCACTTATTTTTAAACTTCATTGTCCAATCTATTAATGCTCGAGCAAATCCTATATCGTGTCCGGCACGTTCGGACTCATACCACTTGTGCTTCATTATTTCTTCTCTCTGCGCTAGAAACTCCTTATACAAAGAAGTCTCTTCTAAGTTTATCACTTTAATATTTATTCTAAATATGTATAAATAATATACAATGAATAAAGATCAAAAATTAATTGCCGAGGCTTATAATAAGGTTTTAGAAAATTGGGATCAAGAAGCTGCAGCTGAAATGAAACAGCTCTCAATGAATATGAGACCTACAGATACTGCTACCATTCAAAAAGTTTTGTCTTTTTATCTTCCTGATATTAAAAACAATATTGTTTCAGACAATGTTAATGTTGTTGATACACCCAAGGGCCATTTAAATATACAAGGCGATAAAATTATATTTACATCCCCCAGAGCAAACGCTCTCTTTAACCAAGTGCAGCAACAGCATAACGGACCTATTAATCCAGAGTTATCCGAAGATGGTAAGTCTATTACAATGTATAATAATGCCTCAAACATTGTTAAACTAGGTAATATACTAGCCAAAGATAAGTGACAGTAAATGAACTTAAAGAAAGAAAATACTGTTGTGGTTGGGGTTGTAAGATGTGCCCGTACAAGCCTAAACATCAATACGGGTCGATGAAATTACAAGAAGAAAGTATAAATACAGATATGAAGTTTAACGAGCAATTTAACAAGTACATGGAAGAGGCTGATGTAGAAAGACTCGCTCAGCAAGACCCCAGAGAAGTTTATGATGATCCAGGTCCGAAAGGTATAGCAGGGGAGCCCGGTTACGATGAACTTCGTCGTAAAGCAGCTGAGGCTGATGAAGAAGATAGAGAAGAGGGTTATAAGCTTTTAGAACAAGCCTTCCAAAAATTTTACATGTATGGGTATTCTGGCTCTGGAGTGGCCGATGCACAAAGAGAGGCCACTAAAGTTGCTAGTATGTTAAAAGCGATGTATGTAGATGAAAAAGATATAAAGCGTTTTACTGACGCTTTAATATCCATAATTCTAGGGCAAATAGTTTCAGGTCACGCCGATTCTTAAAACATCGGTCCAGAATAATAGCCGTAGGGATTATATTCTTCAGACTCTCTTTTTTTAGGTATTGAATAACCATACGGAGTATCTTCTTCTTTTTTAACTTCTTCTACTACAATTGGTTTAACTTCAGTTATTACAGGCTCTTCTTTTATTACAACTGATACCGGTACCGTTACAGTTACTGGTTCTATTTTTGATACTTCAGACAAGGACTGTTTAAGCGTTGCCAGGGCCTGAGTAACTTCTTTTAATTCCTCTTGTAATAGAAAAGTATCTACTGTCGGTTTTATTATTTCCGGTTTTTTTACAGGTTCGGGAACAGGTATAGCTTGTATTGATATTAAAGGGGTTGGTTCTGGAACTCTAGGAACCGGAACCTTTTTTGGTTCTATTTTTTGATTAACCTTTTTAAAATGTTGTTGTAAGGCCCGCGGGTCGATCATAGAATAATTTAGTTGACTCTTATTTGTTTTTCTCTTATTATTTTAATCTCTTATGAAAAAGCTTGTAACCAAAGTTCACAAAAATACTTTAGAATTGGCTAAAGCTGTTGCGTCTAAAGATTTTAAAGATCTGACTGAAGATGACGTAGATAGTTTAGCCGAATGTATAAACATTTTGGAAGACATTTACGAAGAACTTTATGACAAAGTATACACAGAATTGGAATAAATACTAAAGGTTATGGCTACACTAGATAAAAAAGAGTCTAAACCAAAACCTTTTGTTTCATCTCGAGCTTGGGCCGAAGAGAGGTTGGAAACTATTAAGCTCCTCCAAGACGAATACTTGGATATGTATGCCGATGATAAGAAAGAAGCTACTGAAATGCTTAAAGTCTTATCACGAATTCAAGAGCTACTTGAAAGGAAAATGACTTAAGTACCTTTATGGAAATTAATTTAGAAAAGCTTTGTTACGAAATTTTAGAAGAACGTAAAAAGAAAAGAAAAAAGAAATTCAAAAATAAACGTTCTTCAAAGCACTACGGCTGGGGTTATATCGGTTATGGTTACCCGGGGATGTACGGTGATGGATCCGGGGAGGGTAGCGAATCCAGCGGGGGCGGAGAATAAATAGTTCTATATGAATTTTGAATCACTTTGTGTTAAAATTTTAGAAGAAAAGAAAAGAGCTAAATTAAAACCTCTTTCCGGGTACGATTATTACAAAGGTATTCGTAAACCTACACCTCCACCGGGTACTTCTTTTAAAGATAAATCGAAATACAATAGAAAAGAAAAATTTAAAAAAGATTATGAATAAATTTAATGAAGTAGCACAAACCGTTCTTGGTGAAGCGCATAAGAACCCTAGGTTAGTAGCTTGGGCTGAGTTAGAGAAAATCTATAGACATCTTTCAGATCTTCTTTCTAAAAAGGGATTTAAAGCACACGAATACAACGATGTAATGGAAGTAGTTCAAAAAGCTGTTAAGTTAGGGTTTAATGAAGGTTATAAAGCTGCAGAACAAAACCCTTTTAAATGAAAAAATATTGGAGGCCTGATTACTGGTCCTTATTAATGGCTTGGGGATTACTTTTATTAGCTATTTGGCTTATTAATACGTTTGTAAAATAAATTCTTGCCCTTTTCTTTAAGTTCCGCGATACTGTTATTTGTAATGGAACAAAACGAAAATATTAAAAAAGTTCTATATAGTATTTTAGAACTTGTCGAAGCTGAAAATTTACCAGATGTCTCGAAAACTGTCCTGGTGAAGCGAACAATCAACGAATACCTTAGCGATAAAAAACTATGGGAGCATACATCTACAGACTAAGAGGGCCAAAGCATTTTACTGAAATGCTTGTTGAAGGTAAAACGGAAAAAGTTTACGATCTTGTTTTTTGGTACAAGCCTTATTATTCTTTTTGGGATGAGAAAGAGCCTTCTTGGATGAAAGGCATCCGACTCTTTGGCGGTCGTTTGAAGACGATGTTCAAAGATATTAACGTCAGGTTTGTCCGTGTCGTCGACATTAATAAAAAGACAGGGACAATTAATTACTCAAATACTGCTATGGAGTGGCGACCAGGAATGCTTTCAGTCTATGACGAACCAGATTGGGAAAAGCTTCGTCATATTAAAGTATGAATAAAGATTTTTATACCAGACTTCGTTTTAAAAACAAGCATTACGAAGTTCGTTTAATACCTAACGGTGAAGGTTTTGATATAGAACTTGGATGTACGTCTAGAATATCTGGAGACGATTTCCAAGCTTTAAAACAATACCTTGTAGAAGAAGGATATTTTGAAGCAGCTAAAGATTGGTGTGGTTTAGATATAACCGAGTAATCTGAGACGGCGATGACGCTCTTTACCTGATTCAGGCCAAACATCATAAGTATCAAACGGAGCTGAATCTTCAGCAACTGTTAAGATTGCTAAATTTGATGTTAGTGTTGTTTGGAGTGTTAAAGGAGCTCCTGACAAACAATTAACAGTTGCAAAAACACCAAGACCGTTTTGACTCAGTTGCGGATCAATTGTATATAATGTATTGTCTGTTGCAGCAGCTGCAACATTAGTTACTGTTGCACCTGATGAGGTATACCAGGCATAGGTAAACCCAGCGCTAAGAGGATTAATTGATGTTGAACCTTGTACAGTGAAGGTTGTGTTTTGCCCAATAAAAGCCGATTGGGATTGAGGTTGTGTTGAGATTGTAAAAGCCATATTATTAATAGTATTTATGCTTTTTGAGCTTATTTTGTATAAATATATTATATGAATAAAGATGCCGATCTCTTAGCCGAGGCTTACAATAAGGTTCTCAAAGAAGCCATGCACTGCAAATATGCCAAAGAAGGTTGTGATTGTGATAAGTGTGAAGAATGCAAAGATAATCAAACAGTAGAAGAAGCTAAAAATGCTAAACCTGACTATATTGATATCGACAAAGATGGAGACAAGGAAGAGTCAATGAAGAAAAAGAAAAAATCAATGCATAAAGAAAATGCTGAAATGGCAAACGCTTATCAAACAATTTTAGAATTTCGTCAAATTAATAAACGCTTTGCACGTCGTTATAACAAAGTAACTGCAGCAATGCTCAAAGCTGAGCCCGGTTCAGAAGAATATGGCAAACTAAGATCTGAAAGAGAAGATCTTGTAAACATTCTTAAAGATCATGGTCAAACCCCAAGAGATTTAGAAGCTTATCTAGTTAAAAAAGAAAAAGAAAACCCTCTTCCTGAGATTCAAGACCACAATCCTCAGACACATAATCAGTACAAGGACAATTCATATACTGATACAGCAGACCTTCCGGTTCCTTCAGAGCCAGAAGCAGCAGTAGCAGCTACAATGGCAAATCCTTCTATTGAAGCATCGCAGCCAGCTCCTTCTAAACCAGCTGCTGAAGCACCTGTAGCTCAATAAGTTACAAAAAGTTCTTGACCTATTTTTAAGGTTTCGATACTATAGGTGTATTATGAAACACCTTAGTGATATCGAGAAGTACTTCGAAGTTCGTGGAACTTTGGAGTTTATTGTTCGTAATCTCCGCTCTGTCTATAACGAAGGAATGTTTAATTCCGCTCAGAAACGCTACATCTTTAATCTTCTTAAAGAAGGAGATACATCCCTTAAAAAGGTTTCTGAATAAAATTTCCTTGCCGTTTTATAGGGTTCCTGTAATATTAGAACATCAATCCGAAAGGAGGTGAATTAAGAAATGAACGAAGAAAACACAATCAAAATCGAACGCAAGGCTGATGGTTCCATCGGTCGTGTTAAAGAAGGTAAGCGTCGCGGGCGTCCGGTTGGTTCCGGAAATCCAGCTCTCAAGTTGGTCTGTCAAGTCACCGGTAAACCCCGTGCTACCAATCAGAACTACCTCAACGCTAAGGCTACCCGTTTGGGCGTGACTGTTGATGAGATTATCAACAACTACGTCTCGAAGGAAGGTCTTAAGCAGTTGCAGAACGATCAAACGATCGCTGCTGCTCGTAAAGAGCGATTGCTCAAACTCAACGGCGGTACACGCAATCGTACTGCTCGTATCGAGATCAAAAAAGCTGCTAAGTAAGTAATCACAGAGCCGGTGTTAGGTTTAAAACCCTGCACCGGTATTCTGCTTAAAAATATAAATAGTTTTATGTCCGAAAAATTAAATCGGAATACAGTTTTAGTTCTTAATAAAAATTGGCAAGCTGTAGGAATTAAATCACCTGCTGATACCTTCGCTATGCTTGTTACTGACGTAGCAACAGGTTTAGATATTCGAGGTCTAGACTATATGGTACCTCTTCGCTGGAAAGATTGGATTCAACTTCCTATTGAAGAGGATGACGACTTTGTACAGACAGTTAATCAAAAGATTAAAATCCCTAAAGTAATAATCTTGTCTAAGTTTGACAAAGTACCTAAAAAACGTCCAAGATTTTCACAAAAGAATATTTGGATCCGGGACAATTTTACCTGTCAATATACTGGTAAAAAACTTAAACCCGGTGAAGGAAATATTGATCACGTTGTTCCGAAATCGCGAGGTGGCGCTACAACATGGGAGAATTGTGTCTTGGCTTGTAAACAAATTAATGCTAAAAAAGCTGATGCAACCCCTGAAGAGGCTGGTCTTAGGTTAGCAAAAAAACCAGAACCACCTAAAGAGCTTCCCGTCTTTCATTACATTACAAACAAACACAATATAAAAGAGTGGGAAATATTTCTTGCAAAAAACTAATTAATAGACATAATTATTAATACATTCAATGAATCGTACATTTACAAGCTCAGATTCCGGATGTTCGGGTATTACACGACCACGGACAACCCTTGCACTCTAAGCGGTTATATTGTATAGATTTTCCTTATACCCGCTGAACTCAATAAAATGAGCAGCGGGTTTTAACTTTAAAGGTTTCGTAGGAGGTGAACCTGAATCACCAAAACAGCCACCGTGAATCCGTGGGTACAGAAATGTAGAGGTGTACGTTCAAAAAGCGGATGTGATGTAATGGTAGCCTGGAACCTTGCCAAGGTTCTCGCGAGGGTTCGATTCCCTCTATCCGCTCATTAATTTCATGCCAGTGTGGCTCAGCGGCGACAGCACCGCTTTTGTAAAGCGGTACACAAACAACGGGGGTTCGAGTCCCTCCACTGGCTCTTTTTTAATGCACCAGAAGCTAAAG